TCTCTTAATAAACCACGAGTGTAAACCATCAAATTTTGACCATTATTAGTACCATCTAATGTATATTCTTGTGCCGCTGGCAATGTATGTGCTGTTCCTGCTGGAATATCTGCCGCAATTCTTTCAATTGTTCTCACAAATGATGCACCAGTAATAGCATTTGCTAATTCTTGCAATGATTGTGTGATAGTATAACCATCTGTTAAGATAATACCAGTATAATTTCTATTACCAATCTGTTCATTTAGCGTATTTAATGCCTCTACAACAGATGGGGTTACATCTGGAAGATTATAAAATGGATAATACGCGCCAGTATTTGTTAACAACCCTGCTAAACTTGTATCACCACTAGTTGTACCAATGGTTGTAATGATGTTCGATATATCCTGATAAAGCCCAGCATCACCGACAATGCCATTAACAAGAGTAGTTCTAAATGCTGTTTCTGTTAATTCATCAGCGCGCTCACGAAAACCGTAATACATATCAACTGTAGTTGGTTGATAACCATCCCAAGTATATGCTACTGATGAAGATAATGTAGATCCAAATGGAACTGCTCTAAATTCAACTTCTATAGAGTTAGGAGACACGCCCGTGGTTCCTGCACGAGTATAACCAAAAATTCTATAACCATCAGTTGTACCGCCAACAGCAACTAAAGCTCTTTCAGTTAATGGATCTATAATTTCTACATAAAGTGCTTCTAAACTACCAGCATCAGCGCCATCAGAAATAGGAACACCAGTTCTATCTACAGCATCAGCGTGCTTGAAAGATCCAGCGCTGCTAAGTGTTGAATATCCGTCTGATTCTGCCACAGTAACACCAGTAAACATTTTATTAATAACCCAAGCATGAGCATCTAATGTTTTATCAGCAATATTTGCCAAATTAGCGGGAACATTTGTTCCGACTGCAGTTGGTCTTTCATACACTGGAATGTCAGCATAATAATTAACGCCTTTAATAGCTGCACGATCTGTACGAGCATAATTTAGGTCATCCTCTAAACTATATGGCAATCTTTCTGTCCAAACTATAGACCCGCTATAACCGTCTGGAAACACTGCTGTGGCGTTTACAATATCCACAGATGTTGCAGAGTTATATGTAACAATGAAAAAAGTACCATTATTACTTGATTCATCTGCACCAGATAACGTTAAAAAGTTACCTATTGATGCAGTGGTCATGCCCGTAAGACCGCCAATTGTAGCAAGTCCTGAGCCTGCGGCGGTTATCGTGGCTGCTGAGCCAGTTTGCCCAGATAGTGGTGCTCCAAGACCATTTGGTTCATCTGCACGCGTCATTGACGCTGATTGTGTTAATGATCCTGCAATATCAAGAGCCTGATCTAAAGCGTTTAATCTGGTTGATGCCATTTTGTTATCCTTATACGTTCCACTTACATATCTATTTCCTATACTGTATTATTACGTTATTATATATTTTTTATCACATAGTTACAGTACATTTTGCTATTTATTCTTGGAGTAAAAGAAATTAAGATTATTGTATCGTATCCCGAACCGGCTCCACCCGATTCTGAAATTAAATAATCTATTACCTCATCTAGCTCTCTACCATTATGAAATACCTGAATTTTAAATATATTTCCATGATAGGGACCGTTAATAAACTTATCTGGGGCAGGAATGGAGAATATCCTATTACTTCCATCAATATCTCCAATCATGGGAACATTTTGTTTTAATAAGAATGGAATCTCTGCTACGCCACCAGATACTTCTAGACCGTTAATAATTCCGGCTTCTTGTAAAAATAGTTTTTGACCATCATTAAATTGAAGTAAATCGATATCACTGCACTCAACTATGATGTCTTTTGCTCGTATTTTATGATTTAATTCGCCTTTTAATAAAGACGCTCTAATATCAGCTTCAGCCACGCCTGGAATTTGCAATAGGTCTCTTGTTTTATTGAAATTTATAGGATAGTTGAATATTTTGATCGTTTTATTACGATCTGGAGTGACATTGCGCACAATAAAACACCCATGTTGTTTTCGATAGGGAGCAAACTCGTCCATTGTGCTCATAATTTATTACTCCACAAATTTGTCTTTAATAGTAATCGTAACGGTTCTCTCAACTTCAGGATTATCTTTTGTTGCTCTAATACCACCAAATAACTTTTCTAATAGTGTATCATATGTTTTAGATGCTACATCATGATTTGTTATTTCAACAGAATTATTATCATGTTTCTTTTCTAAATCTTCATCTTTACTCAGAATTACTTCTTTTATCTTACTTTCCGCCCATTTATCAATATTTTCTAGGCGCAAACGATATCTCATATCTAATAATTCTTCAATATAATCTAAACTACCAACACCTGGCTGAGCTTCTGCATAATCTCCATCATGAGTGCTAGTTCTCAAACCGCTATTAAGTGTATTTAATAGAACTCTCACATTACTATCTTGCCATTCTGGATCTTTACCATATTTATCTTTCAGTCCTTCTAATATGCCATGCAATTTAGATAGTGAAGATATTTTATTAGCGGTGGCTTGGGTTAGAAATTGTTCACTACGATTATAATTCTGTAAACCCCTACGTGGATTATATTCAGTTTCCTGATCAATTCTGCGCGTGTCAAAAGCAACCTTTGTAAATCCATTACCGGATAATAATGAGTTTAGTCCTTGTTTTCTAAGTATAATAGATCTTCTTCGAGCACCGACATTTTCAGTACCTCTAGAGATTAATTGATATAGCTCAGTGATGTTTTCTAGTTTCATGCGTATGCTTTCGAAAGATTATCACATTTATTATGCTGTATTATTATCTTAACAAGGATATTATTTTAATGAAGAGCATATAATGCAAAAAGTCCCCTGTGTAAAAACAGGGGACTTTTTTAAACTACTTTACTTACCTATCAGGGATTAATTAGACTTCTGGTCCAATAACGACTGACTTACGACCAGCAGCAACTCCGCGTGGGTTTACGATTGCGATACCGATTATCTCGGAAACAACCCAACCTAGCTTCAATTGCTTTGGCTCATCGGCAGGTAGAACTTCAATGTCTTGACGAATTGGCATAACACCAACGAACTCAGGATCTGCTGCACCGTAGATGGTTCCTGGAGGAACGATCTTGGAAACCATAATATCAGTTCCCCAAATGTGTGCATATAGACCGGTCTGTAGAACTTCACGCATAGTGACGGGATCGAAATCACCACCACTTACGCCTTGTCCACCACCAGAACCCCACTTAAGAATATCAGTGAATTCATTAATATTCATGAAGTACTTGGTTGTTACAAGGTCCCAGCGGTCAATTTGTTGCTTGATTTCAACAAGGTCTCTCTTCAATAGACCTGCATCAGCGATGTCAGTAAGAGTATTTTCAACGGATGCTGCTGCATCTAGCGCTGCGAATACGTTTGCGTCTTCTTGTGCCATCATCTCTTGACGAGCCTTCTGAACTGCTCTATCAATGACGTTGAATCTACGACGCTTTACTTCTGCGATACGAACGGTTGGGTTTGCGTAAATTTCAAACTCAGGAACTACAACACGGTCACCGAATACACGGGATTCTGGACCTGTACCGTTGCTAGAAATAACAACAGCGGCGACATCGATATCTCTATCGTATGTTGGCATAGCACCTTGTGGAAGAGGATCAACTACCAATGCTCTACGTGCAATACCATGGTAGTCTAAGTTTCTACGGATTGGGTTTGCCATAGCCTGTGCTAATGCAATCTTTCCGTCTTGTGTCATAATGGCACGAGAAATAAGTTCATCGCGCTTTTCGTCACTTAAGGATACTTGTCCAGCCATTCCCATATTGGAAGGTTGGTTCTCTTCAAGAATAGCAGCATACTTGACCAAAGTCTGTAGTGCATCCTTTAAAGATGAGGCGTTCATTGCGCCTTGGTTATTAAACATATTCATAAATTTCTCCTAGGAATTATTTGCCAGTCTTACCAGCTTTATTTGTTATGACTTAAAGAGGCGGGGGATTCCTTTTTAGGGATTCAGGGAATTAGCCAATCCATTCCCCCGGATAGATAAAGAGTTATTCAATCAATTAGAACTGAGGATTGAAGTGGAACACTGCGAAAGTATATGTTCTAGAGCCAAGAGCCGAAGCTAAGTAGTTTGGAGTATTTACCAAAGAACCATTGGTTTCGAAGCTTACGAAGTGACCTACGACAACTGCGTTACCAGCAGCAGCAGTGCTTCCAACTGGGGTTAGTCTTCCACCAACTGTTGCGCTAGCTGGTACGAATGTTAAGGAAGTTCCTGTATCAAGAGTTGCATTAGATGATACTAAACCGTCAGCGGCTTGATCACATGCGCCGTCTAGAGATACTGCATAAAGTCCTGGCTTGTCCCAAAGAGTGACTTTGCCAGATCCTGTTGCGGTGTGAGGTCCTAGTACCGCGCCAGTTGTATTTTGTCCAACTGTTCCACCAACTACTGATCCGAATAGAGTTCCGTAACCAGTGATTCCGTCGTCAGCTAACATTAATGGACGAGCAGAGGTTGCTACGTTACGTGTAACGACAACTCTCTTTAGTGAGTTGACATATCCATCAAATACGTCATAAGCTGCCTTGTCAGTTGCAGATGTTGCTAAAACTGACTTAAAAGTAACGACTTCGCCGCCCATAAGAGTCAATACTTCAGTATCAAGTCCGTCAAACTGTCCTAATGGTTGGACACCTGGTTGTAAAAGTTTTAGAGCCATTTTGTTTTTCCTATTAATCTCTAATGCCGTAATAATTATGAATCGGCATCGTTACTTACACCTTAAACTTACTAAATCTAACATAGATATTTTTTTATTGATATAAACTGCTAAAAAATCTACTGTTAATAGCATTATATTTTCTTATGCCTATATTACGAACCAATTAATCCTTCTAAGCCCGTGCCAGAAAGCTGATCCGCTAATTCTCTACCACTCATCTCATCAATTTCTTCTCTAGATCTAGATGGTGTTGTAGGCGAAGTTGTTGCTGGAGGAGTTGTGGTTGGTTTAGATGCTCTATAATCTGTGGAAGCATTTTGAGCTTCTTGAAGCTTTTTTTGCGCATCTTCTTGAATAGTGTCTGATTGTGCTAATATCTGTAATGTTTCTTCAAAAGATGCAGTATATGCGCCAAGAGCCCTAACTACATCATCAAAATCATCAGCAATCATTCCTTTTCCACCATGTAAAAATCCAGTCCAATCAACAACCTGAGTTAATAAACCCTTTTCTTTTATGTTGTCTAATTTAAAACTCTCGCTTTTGAAATCATCAACTATCGTCTTAAAAAATGGTCTATAATTATCTACAGTTTTCTTAAAAGTATCATATGCAGATATGATGGATGCGCTTTGTGAAGACTTAGCTAATTGTAATAGTTCTTCACCAGTTCTTGGTTGTCGTATACTTTCAATAATACCTTTAATAGAGGTATATTTAGATCCAACATCTAATACTGCTGTTTTTAACCGTTGCAAATGGTTTTTTAAAGTAGCCCCATATTCTACTCCAACGCCCCAATCAGCATTAGAACTTATCATATCGTCTATCTCGGCAATGAGCTTTGCTTGATTGGTTTCAAACCCCTCATTTCTAAAGCTCATATGTTGTTGTAAATATATTGCGCCTAATATCGCAGGGACGGCAACTATGCCTGCCCAAACTAATGGTGCAATAGCTGTAGATACTAATTCACTCTTTTTTTTTAACATTGCTGCCTGCCCTAGACAGACATCAGCCAAAACACGCAATTCTTCTTTGTTCTGATTATCCAGATCATTTCCCAATCTTACTAATGATAATATCAATTGTTTTTCGGCATATTTTCTCTGTACAAGATGTCCATTTGGCATCTTCTGAACGATATGCATTAAAATATCTTGTCTCTCATTAAGATTTTCAACAAGTCCATTTAATTTATCATATGATGGAGATACTACAACAGATTTCGGATGTGCATCTTCGATAATATTTCTTTTATACTCCATATCTTTGGGAGTATCTGGCTTAACACCATACAAGGCTTCAATAGCAGAGGTATCAAGAGAATCCATTCTTGGATTGTTCTCTAGTTTTTTTTGTACCTCTTCAGGCGTAGCTTCAGAAAGCAACCCCTGTGCTTGGGCAATTTTAGCAAATTCTTCAAAAATATCGCTACGTCTCATTATTTGGCTCACCTTGGGTAATTTATTATATACTTACTTATGCCGTTGATTTTGGAGCTTTTTCAGCAACATCGTCAATAAACAAATCTACTAACTGCTTTTTTGTAGTGTATCCTCTAGGAATAAATACCACTGAAGATCCCGCAGCAGAACTATTAAACGTTTCAATCCCATTCACAAGAGATTTAAATGTTGGCATCGACTTGATAAAATCTCCCAAATCATTTAATCCAACATATACCTCTTTGGTAAATTGAACTAACATATCCGAAATGCCCTCAGTAGTATTCATAAATCCCTCTGCCCAAGTTGCATCACCGGTATTATGTCTAATATCTTTATATGACGGATTTAGTTTAAATCTTGTTTGTGTAGAGGTAATTGGTGGAGAAATTGGTGGAGATGAAGTGCTGGTTCCAGTAAATGATGGTAATAATCCTTGAGCCTTTCCCACATAACTATTAATTACATCACCTGCTACCATAAATCCAGCAGCACTTAAAGCAATTTTAAATACATAACTAAATAAGGTAGTTAATATACCAATTATCTTGCCTTGAAGACCACCAAATGACAACAAACCAGCTACTTTGTGAATATTTTCTTGATTATCTCTATAAGTAACCATAGCTAATTTAACGGCGCGAGCATCTCGTAATCTTCTACCAACATCAGACGCAGTGCTGTTTTTATTTTGCTCTAATGTCTGTATCGCTTTAGCTTCATCTTCAGAAGAAAGTGGCTGAGCATTGCTTTTTACAGCATCAGCTACTGCAGAATCTACTTCAGAAGAAGTTGTTTGTTTACCACCAGATATTAATGATTTTACTGTATTATATAGAGATAATACAATTCCACCAATATTAATCTTAAATACACTTGTGGCTAAACCAAATAGTATTCCAATCCAAGTTTTTCCAAATATTGAAAAAACCGTTGAAATTACACCTGGAGCTAATAGATTAAGAAGATCTTCGGCTTTATGATCTGGACGTATTTTTGATGCAATATAGTCTCTAACTTTTCCAACCAAAGACATAATTACTTCTGACGCACCAGCCTCTTTAATTATTGATGGCTCTTCTACAATAGCATCAATAATCATTGCATCAACATAAAGACTAATTTCACTGGACGTATATGTCATAGGTTCCTTTATCTAATAGAACGAGATAATGCACTAGCCCAACTATTTATCTTAGATATATTGTCGTTACCAGTATAATTCATCTGTGCTTCTACTTTTTGTTTTTGTGCAGGAGACATTGCATATCCCCACGTAGAATTTAATGCACTAAGCATGGCGGATGTTTGTATAATTAGCTGACGTAGATTGTCTATGAAAGCACTGGCATCTTTCCACCCATTTCTTAATAATCCTTGTATAGACTGCAGATTCATTGTAAGATTAATTTGTGGATATTTACCTATCATTAATCCATCCATTGCGCCCATAATTCTTTGTACTTCCCTATATGCCGTATTACTTGTTAAAGCGCTGGTTCTAGTACCCTGATCAAATTGTGCTAATGCAGATAAGAATCTATCAATCCTATTAGTGTCTATATTGGCGGTATGTAATGGCAGATTAGATAAAATCTGCTGTAACAAAGCAATTTGTTGTGGAGTTAATGGTTGTTGCCCTCCAGTTGCTCCTGGAGCGCCCGTAGCTCCTGTAGCGCCTGTAGCTCCAGTTGCTCCCGAAACTACAGAACACTTTCCTTGTGGACCAGTAAAAGATGGGGCTAACTCTTTGATCCTATTTTGATAAAATGTAAATGTTTTTACCTCTTCATCCGTTTTTGCTAGCTGTAATCTTCTAGTTGCTCTAGCATAAAGAACTTGAATTATAACACAAGGATCCGCTTTAGGATCTGATCCATAATAAACTTGTGTTTTCTTTCCGCCATCATTAATAACAACCTGAGCTTCTGGGTCTGTTAACAGCCAGCTATTAAGAGTTGGATAGTTCTTTAAATCTCTTGCTTTAAGTACTCTGGTACTATTTAGATTCATATCATTATAAGGATTAGTGGTATCAAAAATCTTATGTGTATACCAATCTACAATGGTATCATCTGGAATATTTTGTGGGCTTCCTGGCTTAGACTTTTCGGTTTTTGCTAAGCCTGTATTATTTATGCGCGAAGTAATTTGTCCAATCAATGTATTAACATAAGCCAACATAAAGTTATTTTTATCAGCTTGTGCCTTTTGTTGCAAAAATCTAACAAACTTTACCATTGCAGGAATATTAATATAAAAATCGGCAGTCTCCCATTTACGATCCTCTGTGCCTCTTTGTGTTTTAACTGATATTGGAGATAACTTATTTTTTTCTGTTTCTCCAACTGAATTGGCATCAGCTTGATTATAAGCAACTCTTTCACCATCAACGGTAACTTTTTCTGTAGCTAAATGCTGTAAAAATACATCTATATTAGCCATATCAGCAGGCATCATTTGTTTGTCGCTTGCCGCTGCAATATTTGGAGACTCTGGTTGCCCTTCAAGCGATCTAGCCAATCTATTAACTAGTTTCTTAGCTACGCGCACATTCATTGCTTCTGTTTGTTGTGCTGGATCTTCTACCATTGTAGTTGTTGGTTTACCAGCCACAGGCGCACGACTACCAGAAGGATCAGTTGCCATAGGCGCAGGAGCAGCAGGAGGGGCGGCATTTTTTTCAAAAGCGCCCTTCACAATATTAGCTAATATTTCTGGATCATAAAGAAAAGACATTATACTCTCCCTGCTGGTGGTGTCGCATATTGACGCTCACCAGTCATCTTATCAATTTGCGGCTTAATAGCTTGATTTAGAATTTTTACTGCAAGAGGTTCTGAAGTAACTCCTAAATCTGACATCCACTTTAGATATTCTTCTTTACTAGATAGTGATTTTAATGGAATATATGTCCCCTTTTTATCACCCTGCCCAGTATAATATGATAAGTTACTAATTCTTGGACTACCTAGTTGAGAGTAGCTTTCTTCTTCTGGATTTAATGTATCAGGATTACTTCCAGTTTGGCTATAATTAAAGAAGCTTCTATTTCCCTCTATATATGGTCTATAAGTAGGGCTTGATGTTACTTGTATTCTAAAATGATCGTATAGTTTAGCAATTTTCTTTAAGTACACCGAAATGGCTGTTGCTCTTTTTGCTTTTTCGGCATCGGGCAAATTTACCCTATTATTAACCAGATCATATCCTGATAAAGCCTTAGTAAATCCTTGCCAATCTCTGGTTGTATATAAATTATCATTTGTTAAACCTAATTCGCCCTCTAGCTGTAATAATGCATAAGAAAATCCTAACATATTACGCAAAGCATTATTGGTTCTCCAACCCCAGATGCCATCTGCCTGAAGTTCGCTTTTTGCGGCACCAACTCTACGCATTGTATCCATTACTACATCTAGTTCATAAATATCTGTTTGTCCTGGGGCTTTAGTCGGATGGGTATTAGCTCTAGGATCTTTTGTCCACTCTACACCGGTTTGTTCATCGGGTAAATCTCCCATGAAGTTTTCTGCCATAAAGTCATTAAAAGATTTCTTGGCACTTTTAACGGGCTCTGATGCTGTTCCCTGATTAGCGTCTTGTGGTTTACGAAACATGGTTGCAGACTCTGCGTCACGAGTAACAGCTTGAGCTAATTCTTGCATAGCAATCTGCATCTGTTTTACTGCGGCGGATGATGATGTGGCAGGTCCACTAGAAATTTCTCCAGGTTTTCTAGGCGTTCCCGGCGCCCTTGGTGCTATTGGAGCTGGTTTATCTCCTAATGCATCTCCAAATCCACCAGATTTAATTAATTTTACTAACTCTGTAAAATCTTTGTTCATCAGAAGTCCTTATTTGATCCAGCTTTGTATCGTATCAAGATATCTTTTAGATTGAGATACAACATTATTACATTTTGATTTAAGTTGCTCTAAGCTATTAACATTAAATTCGCCAGATAAAGGAGGGCTAAATAATCCGCCTATTTTACCTGATGGAATAACTCTTAAATCAGTTTGTTGTACAACCAATGCCATTACTCCAGAAGCCGCATTTTTTGCTGATATTACTGCTGAAGCAACTTCATTTATAGCATTTTGTGCTTTTGACTTTCTATCTTCATCTAAACTATTAATATCTAATTGAGAAAGTTGTGTAGATATGTTGCTCAATGGTCTTACTAAATTAATAGATATTATGTCTCTTACATCATCTGCCGGTACATGTTGAGAATGAAATTGTACTCCAGCATTATCTCCAGAAAAAGCTTTTGCTGCTGCCCATGATAATGACATCCCATTATCTATAGATGCTTTTGCTGCCGTAAATCCTTTCCACCACACATCATCTACTTTTGCCTTACCGCCGCCTTGCTCTACTGATCTATAAGCAGACATAATCCAAGTATTAATACTATGTAATGTACCACCAAGCTTATGAATTATAGAGTTTGGTACACCAGACACATTTACATCAACTGAATCTAATTCTGCTTTAATAGCATCTAAATCTTCGTGCCATTCTCCCAATCCCTTTTTAGATTTTTCCAATAAAGGACCATAGAATACATTTGCTAATGCATTTAATCCTCTTTTAGTACTAGCAATAGATTGTAAAAGCAATTGCTTTCCCTTTTCTTGCATTTCAGTATCAACCTCGCCTAATGAGATTTTAACAGCATTAATGATGCTTTTAGCATTAGTTAACTTGCCGGTAGGTTTTTTCTCTACCATTCTAATCATTGCTAATTGCTGATCTAAAATAGTTTCAATAACTGCATCACCCTGCACTCCCTCTAATGATGGGCTGCCATCAGGGTGCGCTTGATCAACCAAATCAGAATCACACACAGTTGATGCTTGCTTATACATCATAAACGTAGTTTCTAATTCTTCAGCATATTTCTCCATGCCCGAATTACGCAACCCACTACATAATTTTAACAAATTCTCAGTTAAATTATTGGTTGGCGTCAAATCAATTTTTGATGATTTTTTAGGACCAGAAGCAATCTTTTCAAGAAGATTAGTTTTAATCAACCCCTTTTCTTTAGCTAATTTCTCCAAAGAACGCATTGTAACAGAGTCTTCAAATTTGGTATGCTTAAAAGTCATGGGTTTCCTCAATAATCGATTTGGTCTATAATATGCAGAATTATAGCATGCTCATACTAAATAAAAAGATATGCAGTAGTGCGTCTGATTTATTAGACCTGATTGGCAAGACATTTAGGTTATAACGCAATGCGTCAAAACCATAAAGCTTCAATCATTGGGTTCATTGGCGTAGGGGGAGCCGTAACCATACCTACAGCGGGATGAATATTGCTTGGGCGTCTAGTGGTCAAGAAACCAATTTCACTAACGTATAAATTAGCCCTGACAGGATACTGCTGATTAGTTTCATATTGGTCAGTCTGGAAAAACATTCTACTGAACCATACAGTCATTCTGCCTGTGCCTAAAGTGCTATCATCACCAGGAATATTTGCGACCTGATAAGTATAATTTACAATAGTGCGAATAGCATTTGGCGTACCAGTGCCTGTTAAGTCGAAATTTAACTCTGTACCAGCCAAAAATGTAACAACACCATTGACGGGATTAAGAACTACGTTTACAGTAGAGCTAAAACTACTTGGTAAAATGTTTGGTTTCTTTAATTCTGCCTTGATATCAATTGGAGTAACTATCTTTCCGCCCGGACTAATAACACCGGTAGCTGGAACTATAACTACTTCATTCCAAGATACATTTGTAAATGCTCTAGTTTTAATATCGTCAATAATGCCAATAGGAGCTGTTCCGTTACTAACGGTAGCCATAACTTGGTTGCCAATAACTGTCAATTCTGCAATTTGCCCTGGCTGATATTCTGCCGAGGGATCACTAATAAAAGTTGCTGGAAGTGTATTACCAACCTGGACTAATCTTAACATTGCGTTTCCTCTCTAAACTCCACATATCTTTCATATTACATATAACTTGGATATGAAAGAATGGATAGAAAACGCTTAATCTTCATCCTC